ACTAAGTACCTTCTCATTCATCAAGAAAGCGGGGAATCAATCGAACTAGCAGGATACGGACATGGAGTAGACAGTCAAGACAAAGGCGCAGGAAAAGCAACAACCTATGCTCTAAAGTACGCACTACTCTATACATTCCTTATTCCTACAGGAAAGATTGACGATGCAGATACAGAACACTCAGACGATATAACAGTACCGCCTACTATTAGACGCTAATAAATAAATATGGAAACAATTTTTACAGACGGATTCTACCTCAACAAAGTACACGAAAAAGCACCTGCCTTTGTAATTACTAACCAATCTATCCACGTGGAAAAGGCAATCGCATGGCTAAACGCTAACAAGCACCTTGCAGACGAGAAAGGGTACATAAGACTAACGGGGAAAGAGTCAAGACAAGGTAAGCGATACTTTGAAGTAGACCAGTGGAAGCCTGAAAAGCCTGTAGCTACAAATAATGAAAATGTAGCTACAGAAGATACAAAGCAACCGCCTTTCTAAAACCTATGAAACCACTTACCGGACAACATAAGCAAGTATACGAATACCTACGCGACCACCCAGGAGCAACGGTACGAGAAATGCGTGAAGGATGTTTCCCTGGAGTGCAGAAACCATGTATGCGAATGAGTGAACTTAAAAAAACTCACGGCGTAGACATCATAGACATCGGACGCAACAAACACCGAGAGAAGATGTACAAACTTAATAGCGAACTCACCAAGATAGTCTCCTCCTTTGAGTATGACCCAGAGCGAAACTGTATGCGTGAGTACAGGAAAGAAGTACCTGTATGACCTGCGACAAGGAACTACACAACGCACTCCTTGCAATAAAAAACGGTAAGCCATGGCTTGCTCATAAGCACTTTGTTGAACTCTTAAAGAATGTAGACGTGGCGGAAATAAAAAAAGAAGGCACGCGCTCAAACGCGCAGAACAGGTCTATCCACTTATGGCTTACACAAGTAGCAGAAGAACTAGACCGACACGGGCACACGGTGCAAAACGTCACGTCCAAGATACAAAGAGCAGAGATACGCCCCACCGGAGAAAACTTGAAAGAAATACTCTGGCGACCATACATGATAGCGTCCACAAGAAAGGAAAGCACTACACAACTAAACAAAAACGAAGTAGATAGAGTGTATGAAGGACTCAACAAGTTTCTTGGTGACCATTTTGAAATACACATACCCTTCCCCTCAAACGAAACCCGCGCATGGGAGGAACTAAGTGGAGAGAAACTAGGAGCGCACAATAATTTATCAAACACAGACTACAAAGACATGGACGAGAATACGTCTGCTAATAAGTTTTAAGATATGAAAACAGAAATAGAACCGTATTACCAAACACAAGCCAAGCAAATCATTGATTCAATGTTTGACTGTAAGGTGTTCAACGAAAAGTTTACTCGAAATGATATGCAAGGGTTTGAAGACCTTATTGCTTTTCACTTTCAGTCACACGCGCGCACGGCAAAGAAATGTGCAGAGTTTACCAATTCACTCAAACACTTAAAATGATTGGACAATCTAACCTCCCCCGAAGACAGAAAGCAGTATACGAGTTCATACTCAGATACAAAGAGAAACACGGCTACGAACCAAGCACGCTTGTGATAGCGAAACACGCTAAGGTAACAGTGCAGTCTATTCAATTTGTAATGAAGGCACTGATTAAAAAGGGCTATATAGAGCCACGGGAATACGAGCCACGGGGACAGTATTCAGTTATACACAGGTACAATGCACTGGCCGATTAAATGGTATATACTGTACTTATACAAGAGATAAGCATTATTTATGAGAAAACAAAACACAGAAGCACACGGCTACGAACTCTACAACCTATTTGAAAACAATGAGGTAAATGAGATGGGTAAGATCAAGCTCACGATTCTCGGTATCGCGGTCTTCGTAGGAGCAGTATTTGTGGGGTGGGTTATGAACATCGCACCGAAGATTATTATGGTAATGGATATGATATGAAATACAAACTAACCAAGAACACAAAAGAATACTTAGGGACAACTCTATACCAGATAAAAGCAACCGCATCGTTTGGCGGAGTAGTTAAAGGAGAACTCGGAGGATATATAGAAACAGAAAAGAACCTGTCGCAAGATGGAAACGCATGGGTGTCTGGAGACGCATGGGTGTATGGAAACGCAAGGGTGTCTGAAAACGCATGGGTGTCTGGAGACGCAAGGGTGTCTGGAGACGCAAGAGTGTCTGGAAACGCATGGGTGTATGGAGACGCATGTGTGTCTGGTTCACTTAAATTACTTGCTGGTGACTTCTTTGGTCGACGGGATAACAAAGAGGAAATCAAGTATGTGTCTGTAGATGACGACACTGAACTCATCTACAAAGGTGAAGCAAAGTTTGGCGATTCAGAAGACGATGAAGTAACTAAAGCAATAGCATTCCTGGAGTCGAAAGGAAAGATTAAAGATGGCAAGATACTTGTATGACAAACACCTGTTGCGATAAGTGCAGACAAGAAGACGGTTCAAACCTGGTAGGGGATGACTTCATTGTCTGTACCAACCCCACCTGTGAGTGTCATGGAGTGAAGGACTGCTGTCCAGGAGGAGGAGGCCTACATGGAGTGCACACAGACACTTGCTCTAAATACACACTTGCAAAACCAGACCACCCAAGTGATGAAGAGTGGGAGAAGGAGTTTGATAAAGAGCTTGAAAAACTCGAAGATATTTACTCTGATGATGACGGCTACAGCAAAGTAAAGTTATATCTGAAAAGTGACAAGAATATTCTTTGTGCCAACACAATATACCCAGAAACATTCTGCGAACTCGACCCAGACAAAGTTAAGAAATGGATTAAAACCCACTTCATCCACCGCGACTCTCTCAGGAGGGAGGTGCAGGAATATCTTGGGCACATTCAAAACGATGGTTCAGGTAAACCAATGAACATTTCACTAGAAGAAATAGGACAAGACCTTATCCGCTTAATAGACCAGAAATGAATATGAAGAAAATATTTGTACTTCAGATAGTGTGCTCCCTACTTCTCTTTTGTATGGGAGTTGCGGGAATCATTATTAGCCTTAACGTAACACCATGACCACCACAAACACCACCCTAAAGCCAGAGAGTGTAGAGGAGATAGTGGAGCGTTTTCAGGAAGTCTTATCTAATTACGAGAAGAAAATAGTTGACGTGCACCCAACAGACTATTTCAAAGAAACTCTCACCACCCACGCTTTCCACGCATACACCCGTGGAAGGGAGAAAGAACGGGAAAAGATTTTAAAAGAAATAGTTACCTGGGCAGAAACTTTAGAAGAGATACCCTGCAGTCTCCGTGATGAGGCACTTGTATGGAAGTTAGTAACGCTCTACGAAGTACGAAACAGAATGAAAGCCCTATCCACTAACACAGAAAACAAATGAAAATAATTACAAGAGCAGAAATGTTAAAGATGCCAGTGGGGACGGTTTATTCTAGATACGAACCGTGCGTATTTAGTGAACTCTATGTGAAGGCAGATGACGCAGGGAACTATGAGAATGACTGGCTTTATGACGCACTGATAGGCGCGGTTAAAACCAATAGTTCCGAGGAGTTTATTGAGAAGTGCGAACTTATGGAAAAGGGTGAGAGTCACGACGTTGACTTTGAGTCCACGGGTAGAGACGGGCTTTTTGATGACGAACAACTCTACGCAATTTATGAGAAGGTAGACGTTGAGAAACTTATTGCACGCTTGCAGTTGGCACTCACCCCATTACACACGTAAGACAAAGTGATATATGAAAGTAATTCTTACCAAAGACCCGATGCTAGTAGAGCCTTTAAAAACAAGTTTCCCAGAAGCGATTGTATTTGTAAGCATGGAGACAAAAGAAGTAATTGAAACCTACGAAGTATGACCACACACCCAACACCAAAGGACTGGAGGAAGGAGTTTGTAGAAACATTCCACATCTACAACCTAAAGACAGGAACACCAGCAGGGGCAGAGAAGGAGGCGGTTGCATTTATTGAAACCCTCCTCTCCCACGCACAAGAAGAAGAACGCGCTCGGATTGTGGGGAGGTTGGAAGCAGAGAAACAGGAAGTAGGAAGCATAAATAGCAACTACTTTGAACCACGAATAATTAGGAACAAGACACTCGACCAAGCCATAGACATAGTAAAGGATAATAAGTGATATATGTTTGGAAAAAGAAAAAACATAGATAGAGAGAAAGATGAGATATATTGTAAAATCTGTGGAGGATGTGGCGAAGTTGGGTGCGATGGTATTGCCACCTTTCTTCATAAACACGTTAGAGGAAAAACTGACTGCTTATACGAAGAAAGTTATATCGAGGATATTATTGAAATGTACAAGGAGATGGACACCCACTCCGCTCACCTTGTAGAGAGGAACAAAAAGCTAATGCTTCATCTTAGTGTTGTACTTCCAATGGCAAAGGGTTATGTGCATACACACGATGTTGGTAGAAATAGAGAAATGGTTTCAAATGCGGAAGATTATCTGGCTGAATTAGAAGCCGACCAACGCCACTCATCACAGCCATAGGGATTATCAAGAGTAATTGAAAAGTAGACATGGCAAAAGCAACAAACAATTTATTGAAAGCCGAAGCTCTACGCAAAACAAAGGTTGAAACCACATATGAGTACGTTCCCATAATTGGGCAGATACTAGGTCTTTGGAGGAAAAAAGAAGCACAGCGAATAGGCGACACAGTAGAGCTTCACATTAACACTCCACTCGAAGCGTATGACCGGCTCCTAATAAATGGGAAGGAAATATATCTCCCCCCACACAATCGAACAGAGGATTAAAAGAGTAATAATTATCCGTATTCACTGAAATACAGGCAAGATACTATCTGAATTAAAACAATCCCCGGCATAAAGTCGGGGATTTTCAAATGGGGATGTTCATGCTTCGCGCAACCCCTTGATCTGCATGGAGGTGAGCCAGTAGGCAGTTTCCTTACCCACCTTGATTTCCACCACGCGGTACGTCTTGCCCTCATGAGAAAGCGAGTAGACGACCTTCACCGGAGTAGAAACAACCGGGACATTGGCACACTTCTCGAACTTGTCGAACAGTGCGTTCGCCGTACCGTCCTTCACGCCGTTGACGACTTGGATGGCTTCTTCCTTGTCGAGACAGACCGAGATGACTGCTTGCCATGGTTTCCCGATTTCTTGCCCGAACGCCACTTTCGCAACGCTGAGAACAAAAAGAAGGAAGACCGACCAGAACAGCCAACGAGCTTTTGGATTGATGTGAGACATGGAAACCTCCTACGCATTGTAGCCCTCCCGTGTATTAACAGGCGGACAGGTTTGATGACAGTACAACGTGGTTCCTGTTGTAGATGTAAACTTCTGGTACTCGTCTACTTCAGTATCCACCTCTTTACAGCACTTCAAACACAGATGATACCTTCGCGCCATCCTTTCTTCTTCGACGCGGCGTTTGATTTCCAACGTCATGTCGTCGAGAATAGCGTGAAGACGTGCCACTTCTCCAGTTAGTCTTCCCCCGGAGTTCTGCACGTATGCCGACAACGCCATGAGCGCAAACGCAAGTTCCGCGTTTGAAAATACAAGCGTCGTTTCCTTTCCCTTGATATACCGGAGGTTCATTTCGCACCTCGCTTCCTTTGCGCCTCTGGTGGGAGGCGGTAGAACGCGGAGTTGCACTTCCGGGAACACAAGAACCCACCAAAGAATGTGCGTCCGTATGGGAGGCAAAGCATCCCACACATCACACACGCTTCTTCGCGCGGTTTTACCAAGTCTTCTTGCTTCATGGTACACCTCCTTTCAAAGAACCCACTATAATTATATCACCGAGTTATCCCCACCTATGGTCTAGGAGCGCATAAGTCAATATTGACCATGCTATAATTCTGTTATGAAGGTGGAAACGGCATTCAACTTCAAGAACGAAAAACTGAGACAGATGGCGGATTTTGTAATGAAAAATCCACGCAAATACACCTACGGTGAGTTAGCACAGATGTTTGGACTCACCTACGACGAAACAACATCAGGGATAAGAAGAGCCAAACAACGCTATAACCTCGAAATACGGACTGAGCAAGGTGTCCGGAAAACCGGAAGGTTGCCACGTTCTGAAAGAAAGGAAGAATACATACCAAAGCCACCGAATACCAAGAACGTTTTAGTGATTGGAGACTTACACGAACCCTTTACCCTCGATGGGTACAGGGAGTTTTGTTATCAGGTGTACAAAGACTACGCAATAACGCATGTGGTATTTATTGGAGATATTATTGACAATCATTTTTCCAGTTTTCATACGTCTGACCCAGACGGCCTTAGTGGCGGCGAAGAATTAGAAATAGCAACAGAAAACATTGCTAAGTGGTACGAGCTTTTTCCTAAGGCCGATGTAATTTTAGGGAACCACGACTTAATTGTGATGCGTAAATGTTTTGAAGGTGGTGTCCCCCGTCGTTGGATTATGTCTCTACAAGATATGTTAGGGACTCCAGGATGGAACTTCACGGAAAGAGTAGTTTATGACGATATACAATATATCCATGGACTAGGTGGAAAAGCTCGTTCTGTCTGTAGGAAAGACCTTATGAGTACAGTGCAGGGTCACCACCATACAGATGCGTACACTGAATGGGTTGTTGGTCAAAACTTTAAGATATTTGGTATGCAAGTAGGATGCGGCGTAGATAGAAAAAGCTATGCAATGGCTTATGCAAAAAACTGGCCGAAACAGGTAATTGGTGTTGGTGTCATATTAAATCATGGGAAACAACCACTTAATATCCTTATGAACTTATGAAATGTGTTACTTGTAAAGAGGAAAAGTCAGTAGACTACTTTTATTTTAGAACCGATACTAAAAAATATCGTGCTCAATGTATTTCCTGTCACAAAGGCTACAGAAAATCTCGTTCAGACAGAACAAACAAAGTAATAGACGGAAAAAAAAGATGCGGTAAGTGCTTAGAGATTTTTCCTGTTTCTATGTTTCATAAAGACAAACATAATCCGGCTGTTTTACTTACGTCGTGGTGTAAGGTTTGTAAAAAGAAATATCAAACAGAAAACGCAATGCAAATTGCAATAACAAGAATATGTTCTCGGTACAATGTCTCCAGAGATGAGGCAAAAATATTATTTAATGCAAACACTTGTGCAATTTGTTTTGAGAGCATATCTGGTATGAAAAAAGCTATAGACCACTGTCACACTAGCGGAAAAGTGCGCGGAGTTTTGTGTGCGCCGTGTAACCAGGGTTTAGGTTCATTTAGAGACAGTACAGAAAGGCTAAAATCAGCAATAGCTTATCTTGATAAACAAACATAGCTATGTGGCACTACCAAGTAATTCAATACAAAGACCGGGCAGAGCTTGTAGAGATGTACGAACTCACTGGAGTCAAACTCGTCAATGGTAAACCAGAGTATTCAAAAAAGGTGCAACTGGGCTTTACAGAGCACCTACTCGTTGACTGGTACGAGAACGCAAAAGACATCGAGCATACACTGAAACTCATGCTCAAAGACATTAAAAAATATGGTTCTATTAAACCCCACAAGGGCTTACCTAAAGTTAGGAAAAAGAAACATGATACAATTTGAGTTAATATATGACCTCATAAACATGGTACGGGTTAAGGCAGATGAAGACGACCTAGACGTACAAGAAGCCCTCGACTTACTAGAAAAAGAGTTGGTTGACATAGAATATGACGACTAAACAAAAACGAGAGAAGGAGATAGAACGAGCGATGCGGTTGGTGTGGTCTTCCCTTGATTCACACCTCCCGTGGACATATCGGCAGACTTCGGAAGGAAAAACGTTCCATCGCAAGTGCGTTCAGGAATACGCCGAGTTGATTTATATATTAAGTAAATTGTATTAGTATGGAAATAAAAAACAAGACCTACACACACAAAGAATATCTCGAAGATTTTGAGAAAATAACCAAGCGGATGTATGACGTAACAAAAGCGAAAAACGCCGACTACACAGGAGACTTATCAGACCCATTCAAGAACTTTAAACAAGTAGAGTTTATGGGTATTTGTTCTGCCGAGCAAGGTTTTCTTACCAGAATGACAGATAAAATGATGAGGATTGGTTCTTTTGTGAAGAAGGGGGAACTACAAGTGAAAGATGAAAGCGTCACAGACACCCTTCAAGACCTGGCTATCTATGCAATCTTGATGCTTTGCTATATAAAAAGTAAAAAAGATTAGTAAATATATCTTGGTTATGGTATACTTAGATAATGCGAATAGAAACAGCAATAGGTGTAAATGTTGTTAGCTTTGATACTGAGACTGGGTATTTCTATTGGGTTAAATGTAACAAAAAACCAAAGTATATAGGAAAGAGAGCCGACCGACCAATGACAAACGGCTATCAATATATTAAATCAAATCAAAAACAACATTCCGCATCAAGACTAGCATACAAACTTGCATATAAAGTTGACCCTGGAGAACTAGAGATTGACCATATTAACCGAATCAGAAACGACAATCGACCAGAGAACTTGCGTCTAGTAACTAGAGAACAACAACTCAGGAATCGTGCTTTTAAAAAGAACAAATGTGGTGTAACCGGAGTATCTTTACATAAACAAACTGGTCTATACAGAGCAAGATACAAAAGTAAAACTACTTACCATAAAACTTTAAAAGAAGCTGAAATAGGGTATAATAAGTTATTCAATGAATCTTCCTAAAAAGTTTAATCATGGGAAATAAAAGTTAATTTGTAATATATTTTGATATGAATGATGTAACAGTTACTCTTACGGGAGGTGAGGCGCGAAGAAAGGTGAGGGCTGGGGTAAAGAAAGTGCTCGACAGCGTGAAACTTACACTAGGACCTGAAGGAAAAAACGCACTTCTACCACGTACATACAACCGAGGACCACGCATTACTAATGACGGATTTACAGTAATTGAAAACGTCCGTCAAGTAAAAGACCCACATGAGCGTCTTGTTGCAGAGTCCTTTGCCGAAGGTTCTAAGCGAACTAATGAACTTGCTGGAGACGGAACCACTGGAACTTCTGTTATTGCTGGAAACCTATTTTTTGACGTTATCAATCAACTTCCTGATAAAGACGTCCCTTCAGTACAGGGGACAATAACTAAGGGTACTCGCGCTATTCGTAAAGAACTCAAAGAACTAAAGGAGGAAGTTATCAAAAAAATCAACGATAGAGCCATAAAAATAGAGTCACTTGACGATCTAAAGAAGATTGCACGTATCTCTATTGGTAAAGAAGATACGGAAATAGCAGACAAAGTAGCAGAGCTTGTCTGGGATATTGGAATGGACGAGGGAAAGTTCGTAGACAACCACATTGACGTAGTAGAAGGATACAAGGGTGAAGTAGAGATTGAAAAGACTGTTGGTATGCACTTCCCTGCTAAACTTGCTCACCGCGCTTTCATAACAAAGCCGGAACGTTTTGAAATGATTGCTGAACAGGTACACATTCTTATTACGAATCACGACTTAGATAACCCGTACCACCTTACTGAACTTTTATCTAAAGTGTGTGTACCTAACGGAATCTCAAAAATTGCTATATTTGCACCTAAGTTTTCTACCCCGGTTATCCAGTCGCTCATCAAGACTACACAGAACGGGCTATTTTGCTATCCGGTACTTACCCCTTCACTCCGTACAGAACAACTTGAAGACCTATCCGCATATACCGCAGGGAACATTATAGACAAGGATAAGCGAAAACTACTCTCCACCACAGCAGAAGACCTTGGATATGCTGAAAAGATTATCGTAAAAGACACGGAGGTACGTGATGATGCGAAACTCATGGGAGGACGCGGAGAAAAGACAGAAAGCGTTAAATACCGGAAGGAGGTACTACGCGGGCAACTTATTGAAGCAAAGAACGACCTCACCAAGCTACAACTTGAAAAGCGTATTGCTAACCTTTCAAGTGCTATGGGGGTGGTACGTGTAGGTGCATCGACAAGCGCAGAACAGCTTTACCTTAAACTCAAAATAGAAGATGGAGTATTTGCGTGTAAGGCAGCACTCCAGGAAGGTTATGTAAAAGGAGGAGGGTTATGCCTTAAAGAGATCGCAGAAGAAATGGGAGACACACTACTCTCAAACGCACTAAAATCTCCATATCATCAAATCCAGGAAAACGCAGGACAATACATAGAAATTGAAGAAGATGTTATTGACCCTGCTAAGGTAATTAGACTAGAAGTAGAACATGCGGTAGAGATTGCAGCAACACTTGCTACGGTAGATATTCTAATTGCAGACGAAGCAGACAGACCTGTATACGATGGTTATGAGACTGTAGCGAAAGCTATTGCTAAGGGCGTGTACTATGATGCTAAACACCGGGGACTTCTCAAAGACGCAGAAGACGAAGCAGAAGCAGATAGGGAAAGGATGTTTGAGGAAGCACTCTTAACTGATAAAGGATAATGTATATATTTCAAGGTAAACTTGTGGTACAATTACCCTATAACTACACAATAGTGTTTTCTCTTAAACGACCCTTTATAAAGATAGGAAGATACCTATGAGTACAATCGTAAAGACAGCAGGTAAACAATTTAGACTCTACTCAGAGGACGGAGAAAACCTCGGTACATTCTCTAAGCTCAGAGAAGCAAAGAAGCGACAACTTGAACGAGAAACGTGGAAGAAAATGCAACCTAAGAAGAAAGCACATGGCACAGGGAAAAGCAAGGGATAAAGAAAAGACAATCGAACTTTTAAAGCCATATTTCAAGATGGGCTGTTCCGTGACAAAGGCTTGTAATTATGGTGGAATCCCACAATCAACAGTTCAAACATGGATAGATGCAGATGAGGAGCTTCGTTTAAAAATCACATTATGGCAGAATGAGCCTAATGTACTTGCTCGTAGTAACTGGATAGCTAAGATGGCAGAAGGAGACTACACTTCATCAAAAGAATGGATAAGCAAGAAAGAAAAAGACGAGTTTGCTGATAGAGTAGAACAAACAGGCGCAGAGGGTAAAGACCTCCCGACACCCCTTCTCGTTAAAATCATAGGAAATGAATCAGAAGATAATGGAGATACCGACTGAGTTTGCTCGTCTTCTTGACACTGATTGGCGTGAAGCAGCAGTATGGGGAGGACGATACTCACTCAAGTCGCATACAGTAGCTCGTATCTTACTCATACGTGCTAGACAGAAGACTACACGTATTCTTTGTGCCCGTGAAATGCAGAACAGTATTGCAGACTCTAGCCATCAACTCCTTGCTGATTTGATACGTGCGTATGACCTTACAGACTTTAAAGTAACTGATAAGGCTATTGTAAACACGATCAACGGTTCAGACTTTCTTTTCAAAGGACTCCACAGAAACGAACAAAGCGTAAAATCAACTGAAGGTATAGACATCGCATGGGTAGAAGAAGCACAGTCAATTACTGAATCTTCTATTGAAGTCCTAACACCCACTGTCCGTAAAGAAGGCTCACAAATAATCTATACATACAACAGACTGGAAGAAGAAGATCCTGTACATAAGCGATTGGTGATTGAAGGAAGACCAAACACCCTGCTTATAAACGTAAATTACGATATTGCCCTAAAGTACGGCATGATGCCGGATGTTATTCGTCTTGAAATGGAGGACGATAAAGCACGTAGACCAGACCTGTATAAGCATAAATGGCTTGGAGAACCACTCATGCTTCTTGAAAGCCGTGTATACAAGGGATGGCAACAGATAGACGAAGTGCCACATGGAGCTAAATTGGTACGCAGGTGGCTTGACTTTGGATATTCTAACGACCCAACATCTTGTGGAAACGTATATGAGTATGACGGTGGGTATATTCTTGATGAGCTTGTGTATCAGACAGGCTTAATGAACCACCAGATAGCGTCCATTATCTTACAGGATGAGGATATAAGCGGAAAGACACTCACTATTGCTGACTCATCAGAGCCTAAGAGTATCGACGAGATAAAAATGGCAGGTGTGACCATTCTTCCTAGTGTAAAAGGAGCTGACTCGGTAAACTTTGGTATCAAAGTGGTACAAGCTGAAAAGATATGGGTTACTCGTAGAAGCCTAAACACATGGAAAGAGTATTTAAACTACCAATGGATGACAGATAAAGACGATGCTATTCTCCCGGTGCCTATGGACGTATACAATCACAGTATGGACGGTATCAGATATACCATTACATCACTAAAACATACAAAGCCAGCAAGTCTTGTTGTAAACAGACCGTCCTATGCAGGGTACAACCAGAGAAAGTATTGACGTTGTTTTATGAGTGTATGGTATAATTATCAAAAATACGGTGAGGTATTCTCAATTCAATGATTGAAAATATCGGTAGAAAAAAAACACAGTCCGCATACCAACCCAGTGCTGATGTGCAGGAAGTAACAAGCATAGTTAAAAAAGACTATGCTACTGGCAATAACATACTCACAAAATCGTGGGTAGAGCTTAATAACCGAAGTGTACTTGATGACCGTGACCGTGGACAACGGACATTTAATGCGTTTGTAGACGAAAGTATTGAAGACCCTGCAACTGCATGGCAGTGGCGTGGAAGGCGATCTAAGGCTCGAAATAAGGCAATCCAGATGCACGCCTACATGACTTCTTCATACATTATTCCTGGTTTCTTGGCTCAAAATGATGACGATGAGGAGGATAGAGACTTCTCAGACGCGATGCAGGACACGGTAGAGTGGATGATTTACAACTCTAACTACCGTGACTCCTTCCTTAAAGCGTCTATGGGTATGCTTGTAAACCCTGTTACCTACATGGGAGCAGAGTATTGTGAGGTTTACCAGACAATCAAAGAGAAAACAGAAGAAGGTTTTACAAAGAAAGAGATACTTGATGAGGTACTTTCAGGATTTAATGCGCCTGTGTATAGTGCTGACCAAGTGCTTATCTCAAACGCATATGAACAGAACATTCAAAGACAGCGTGTTGTACTTAAACGTAGATACATAGACTACACCGAGGCAGAAGCAAAGTACGGGGAACATGAGGACTTTGAACACGTTACCCCTGGAATCAAGGCTATCTTTGGTGAAGATGGACTATTTTATGACGTAAAAGACGATGACCACCCACACCTTGTAGAGGAAGTTATCTACTACAACCGTAGAAATGATACAGAAATCCCATTCCTCAATGGAATATATATGGGAGAGTCTGATGTGGATAGTAACCGGATAAAACACCGAGACAATCGTGGTGCGCCTAAGTACAACGTTATTCCGTTCGGCTACCAAAGAATCAATGAGCATTTCTTCTTCTTTAAGTCTTTAATGAACGCGCAGTATTGGGACGACCAGCTTCTTGATGAGCAGTACCGCATGGGTATGAAC